GCTCGTTCGGGTAATCACTACTTTGAACATCTGGTCCAGACAGCGCTAGTGGGAGTCAATCTGAATTGGCTTTCACATCGCATTTCTGATTGGGATAATCAACCAAACCCAGTAACCATTATTCGCAACCCAGTTGATTGTGTCGCTTCTTGGATTTCTACAACACAAGATGAAAGACCAGACCGTTCCGCCAAGGTTTTAGAGTGGTATATATCTTATTATGAAAAGATTTTGTCGCTAGATAAGATTGTTATTCTTCGGTTCGATAAACTCATTGATGATCCCCTTGGTTCGATAAACCATGTATGTGATACGTATGGATTGAACAGGTCTTTTTTTTCTAGCAACGAAACCCTAAGGGCAGCATTCAGCGACACTGTTGATTACGTTTGGGCCAACTGGACAAACATAGATTTGTCTGACATTAAAAAAGAAATAAAAGAAAGCCTACTATTCAAAAAAGCAACAAGAATTTATGAGGAACTCTGCGCAGCAAGTGGCTAATAATTATCCCCGCGATACTGTTCGTGCTATTCTCTTAACTTGTATGGGTATTTATAACCTCATCCACGACGTCGACGACGACCTCTACTACTACTGTCCTGTAAGTGATTGCCCCTGTCACGGTCCCGACTATTACGACAGTTCACGCAACCACTCCAACAATGAGTTCACTGGATACCTGAACTAAAGCCCTTCAGACCCCTCTAGGAGCGTTTCTAAGCGACGCAAACCCCTAGTCTGTTAAACTCCTAGCATGGAAAAAATCAAAGGCTTTATTTACAATAACCCAGTTCGAGTTGCGGCCTTTGTATCATCCGCCGTTGCCCTGATTGTTTCTGCTGTTGTGCCTGATGTGCCAACAGAACCAGCGATTGCGTTCGTGTTGTCAGCATTGGGTCTAGGTGAGTTCGCTCAGCGTGCGGAAAACAAGAAAACCGACGAAGCCCTGTTTACTGAAATCCCCGAATAATGGCTTTTGGAAAAAAGGCATCAGCTAACAAGCTGCCAATATTAAAGCTAATAATGCCGAAAGATTTGGCAAACCATGACAACGGGAAACTTCCAGCCTCCCTGCTACGTCGGATTGCACCATCAGGACAAATGCACCATCTCGCAGCAAAATCATGGACAGTTCTTCGAGAACTAGCAGCCAAAGAAGGTTTAGATTTGGTTCATGTTGGCGACTACCGCCCTTATCAGCAACAGTTATCGTTGTTTAAATCACGGATGAAACCGTTCCCCAATGCCAAGAAAACCACCCAAACAGTACGCACGTTCAATGGGGAGAAATGGTATCTACATAATGGCGCACCGGTGGCAACGCCTGGAACCAGCAACCATGGCTGGGGGTTAGCCATTGACGCCGCTGTGAAAACCAAAGGCAAGAAGGGTGGGGTTGTGTCAATCACCACGAAACCCAGGATTGCCAAGCGGTCAGGGTTGGAGTTTTTGTTAGCTGAAGCGCCATCGTTGGGTTGGTCTTGGGAGTTGCAGTCTGAGCCGTGGCACATCCGTTATGTTGCAGGCGACAAAACACCTCAACGCCTAAAAGAAATTCTCGGGTCAAAGTAGGTTAAATGTGGATGCTGGGATCGCTCTCATTCTTGCTGCTGCTGTTACTGGTTCTTTTAGTTTGCTGACTGTGCTTGTGCAGAAGTTCCGCAAAGAGAATGCCAAAGATCACGATGTAGTTATGGGAATGCTGAAGTACATGCACAAATCAGTAATTCGTACAGAGGGCAAGCTGGACAAGCACATCGATGATCACAACAGAAAGATCTGAGTGCCCCCCGTCGGGTTGCCACAGTCCGACTCCCTAAACAAATTCACAGCGCCCAGCCACACGACATGGCTGACTACCCAGGTTCCCCTGTTTACTGCCCACCCCCTGCGACGGGAGCACACACATGCGACTAGCCAGTTGTTGTTCGAACACGGTACCCCCCTGTCCGGACTTTTGCAACATGTGTGTTAATGTTTCTTTCGTCACTCCGGGGGCTTTGGTTATTTCCCTTCCTTGGGCCCTCGGGTGACACTTACTCACGGAGGGAAAACAATGAGCAAATTTACTGAAGTACTATCAACCAGGCAGCATGTTCCAGCTCAAGACAGAGTCAAGAATGCTCTTGACAAAGAGTCTTACGAAGACTTTATGGAAGCAATGAACAACCCGGCTATATCAGCAGCAGCTATTGGTCGAGCACTCAAGGACCTTGGTGTCGAAGTGTCAACAATGAGTCTGCAAAGATGGAGGCAAAAGTGAGTAGTCGGTTTCAGGAAACTGTAGAGTTGCAGAATGAAATTGCAGAACTTAGGCGTGCTCTTAAAACGAGCCAGCTCGCAGAGTCAAGATCAAGGATCAAGTCGCAAGGGGTCATTGATGCAGTATATAGCGCTGCAAAGGATGCGTCTCTCGCTACGGGCAATGCACGCAGAACACCGGCGTTACCAAAGAAAGATGCGCGCAAAACAAAAGCAGAAGTAGCACTTGTTCATGCAACAGATTGGCAATGTGGAAAGAAGACTCAGTCTTACAACATTGAAACCTTGTCGCAAAGAATAGAAACCTTTGCAGAAAAGATCATTGAACTAACAGAGATACAGCGCGCACATCACCCAGTAAAAGAATGTGTACTGATGTTCGGTGGTGACATGGTCGAAGGTGTGTCTATCTTCCCGGGCCAAGCGTACGAGATTGAGGCCCACCTGTTCGAGCAGTTGTTCGAGGTGTCGAGGATCATGGAGCAGATGGTTCGAACCCTCTCTTCGTATTTCGAAAAGGTATCTATCGTGTGTGAGTACGGAAACCACGGGCGACTGGGACGCAAGGGCGACATGCCTGACGGGGATAACATTGACCGTGTTGCATACAAGATAACCAGCGACAGAACAAAAGATCTGAAGAATGTTACATGGCAACAATCGTTGGATTGGTATCAGATAGTAACTATCGGAAACTACAAAGCATTGCTTGTGCATGGTGACGAGATCGGATCATATGGAAGCATTCTCCGCAAGGTCAGCTCTTGGTCTACGGGAGTGGTTGAGCCATTTGCCGACTGTTATGTCGGACACTTCCACACCCCCACAACATTGACCATGGCTAACGCCGGCCGTATCTTTGTGTCGGGTTCACCAGAGTCACACAATGAGTACGCGCGTGCGTATGTAGGTGCAGTAGGCAAACCATCACAGCGTCTGCATTTTGTTGACCCAGCCAAGGGCAGGGTAACTGGGGAATACACGTGTTGGCTTTAATCACGCGCGTGTGCGCGTGCGTATATGATGGGGTGATCCCGCGGTCCCCCGTTTGCGGGGAGAAACTGGATGATTTCGAAGATGAATGAACTGCTCACCTATATATACGTGACATGGAAGGACGCCCACTCGGGGACCACTACATGGACACAGCCATCCGAGATAGATCCGGAGCCGTGCATTGTGAGGACGTCTGGATTTCTTCTGGCTGAAGCGTCGGGTGGAAAGCCAGACCACATCACCGTGTTCCAATCAATCACACCAGATGGTGACGTCGACCATGTTCTTCACATCCCGGTCAAGATGGTGTTGGATTTTAAGTGTGTGCAAGTTGACTTTGATTCCGGGGTTGTCATAACTCGACAGCCCTAGTAACGTGATCCCACCCACAAGGAGGGAACATGGAAAACATATTTCAAATACCAAAGCCACAGCACGGTAGCCAAGAATGGTTGCTTGCCCGCTGGCAAAACAAAGATGGAAAGAAACTGATTTCTGCATCAACCGCAGCAGCAGTACATGGTGAGCATAAGTACATGACACCAGGCGACCTAGCCACAGAACTACTGGCAAGCGACCCACCAATGCCAAAGCCACCGACCCAAGCAATGGAGCGTGGCAACCGCATGGAACCAATGATCATCGAATGGGTAGCAGACGAAGAGCGCATTGAACTCTTCACCCCCGAAGAACTGTATTGCTTTGACGATGGTCGTGCGCGAATGATCGCCACCCTAGATGCACAAGACGGAACAGGAACCCCATATGAAATCAAAACGATCAACAAGAAATGGGACGGAAAGCTCCCTCCACATTGGTACTGGCAAGGAGTCCAGCAGTCAATCTGTTCAGGCATGCGAGAGATCCAATGGCGTGTGTTCGATAGCGACATGGTTATCCACCGCTATAAGCAAACCGTTTCGTCTGACGAGCGCCAAGTACATATCGAGGCAGTTGCAAAGTTTCTTCAGGCGATTGACCTAGGAGACGTACCCGATACTGCAATCATGTCGTATGAAAACATGAGCGAGTTGTATTCCAAGTCGCTACCATTGCAGGTAGAACTTCCAGGTGAGGCATCACTCATGATCGCTGACCTTGAGAAAGTAAAGCAGGCAATCAAGGCGTTGGAAGAAAGAGAAAGCATTCTCAAGGCGGACCTTGGGAAGCTACTGCAAGAAGCAGAAGAAGGTGTGATCGACGGAGAGGTTGTGATCACTTGGAAAGAGCAGAAGCGTACCTCGTTTGACTCAACTCGATTTGACAAAGAACGTCCCGAGCTGGCAAAGTTGTACAAGAAGGACACGAAGTTTCGTGTAATGAAAACCAAAGGAAGGAAATAACCATGGCATCATTCAACCTAGATAACTACGAGACCGTCGAAGATCGACTCGTCAAGTTCTGGAACGAACACAAGGATGGAAGAATCCTTACGTCGATCCATTACTACGACGACAACCGTATTCTCGTGCGCGCTGAGATCTACTTCAACCGTGAAGACGATCGCCCAGTAGCAACCGGATACGCAGAAGAACTTCGTGGTGCATCTCCGGTCAACCGGACAAGTCATGCGGAAAACGCAGAGACCAGCGCAATTGGGCGCGGACTGGCCAACTGCGGGTATGCAGCTAAGGGTTCACGCCCTAGTCGTGAGGAGATGGAGAAGGTACAGCGCATGGGTTCTACACCCGCACCATCCAAGCCGGTTGACAATCGCTCGACAGACGATCTAATCAATGGACTTATGGATACCTTTGGTGCTGAGAAGGTTGACAAACCAGTACCAATGATCAAGAACCCAAGTGAACCAGCTTCAGACAAGCAGATCAACATGATCCGTGCGGTCCTGTCAAGCCAGGGCATCAAGGGTCAAGAGGTTCTCGAACTCTGTAGTGCAACCATTGGTCGCGAGCTGGATAGCTTTGACACCTTGACAAAGGGCGAAGCATCAACGCTGATCACTAAGTTCAAGTGAAGTTCGAAGAATGGATGAGGGTCGGCCTGGACAATGGCTGGGCTGGCCCTCCCGTTTGCTACACGCATGATGGTATTCCTTGCTCCGCCGAGGAGTCAGAAGAAGACGATCATTGCATGCATATCATTCGGTTATACGAAAGCAATGAACACAAACTAGAAGTCGAAGACAATCACAGCCCCTCCACATGGAGGAATATTTATGACAGATGAAAGGAAAGGATATTGTGAAGGCAACAAAGACAAGTGCAACGCTGTGGGATGCCCCTTATTCGGGACGCTCGGACGACCAGGTCGTGACGGTGCGCGTCGGATTAGAAACTGTGGTGACCCTGCAGCTAGGGGTAAGAGGAACAGGACTAAGGGTGATTCGAAGGCGCGTAGAGCGCGTAAGAAACTTGGGTTGGGCGGTCACCTTACCCGTCACGAAGAGAACTGGGGTGGTGCTTTTCGTTGCGAGATCAAGGCGGGGGCTCAAGTCGGTCCGATTTGGACGAGGTTCAGGGACGCTAAAGCCCAGAGTGACGCGTCTAAATCGTTGGGCGATATTCGTCCGTTTGTAATGGTGGCTATGCCGGATGGTACAACCGAAGGCGTAGTGCTGATAACACTCACAGAATTCACAGAAATCGTAAGCCTTATTCCATAAGGGCTACAGAAGGAAACTATAATGGGAGGGAACAATGAGGAAACTTATGCGGTGCTGTATTGCACCACTACTATTGGCTGGATCAATGGTCACTCAAGCGAAAGCAGCTGGAGCGCCGGAGCCCCTGAACTCACCTGCACCTGCCTGGAAACGTGCGGATGTGAGATCGTTGACGACCCCGATCCAGTTCCGACATGGGGATACATCATGGTTGAGGGGTCTAGCCTTGCAAGCTGGGTGGAAAGAGAGTCAACTCAAGAAGCTGAGATACATCATCCTGCGGGAGTCTGGAGGGTGCCCAAATGTTAGGGGCGGTGACAGGGTGGACAAGAACTGCAAGGTAACAGGTGTGTCTGAGTGGAACCACAGGTCAGACACCGGGCTGTTGCAAATCAATGGAGTCCACTGGAAGCGAGATCACGCCCAGTACCACGGCCTTGTATGCAAGCGCATGAAGGTATGTAGTCAGGATAAGCTTCTTGACCCGCTAACAAACTTAAAAGCTGGGCGACTCTTATTCGAAGTAGCAGGATGGAGTCCCTGGTTCACGAACTGAGGACGAATGGCAAGTCAGAAACGAAGGGAACTTATGGTCGAGATACTCGACGAATGGAAGTTAGTAAACAAAACCTTTGAGTGGACGGACAGCGCTGCATGCAAGGGCATGACAGAGATGTTCTTTCCGGAGAAGGGTGATGCTGATGGTCTTGTCAACAAAGCAAAAGCTGTGTGTGCTACATGCAAAGTCAAGGATGACTGCCTGCAATTTGCACTAGACAATTCTTTTCAGTACGGTGTATGGGGTGGCATGAGCACACGCCAACGCAAGACATACAAATCACAACTGAGAAGGGACAAGCAATGATTGAGACGCGCTCGTTGCTTAATGCATCGAAGTTTCTACGGCGTGTGTATGTGGGCAGGATTGAAGAGCAGGACCTGCACGATACGCTCGAAGCAATTGACGCAGAGATACTAAGACAACTAAGGGAGAAGGCAAATGAAGCCAGAAAGAATAGATAAGTTTATTGACAGGTTGTGTGGCTTGTTCCCAAAGGACAACGTCGCACGCAACACGGTTAAGAATGCATGGCACTCGGATAAGGTTTTATTGGAGGCAAGCTATGAAGACTCTGCAAAAGCGTTGCAGATACTAGAGAAAGACAAGTACTTTCCAACCCTCAATAGGGTTAAGGAAGTTATTCGTGGGCTTGCTCCGGCCAAGCAACACTCAATGTATTGCCACAAGTGTGAGGGCAGCGGGTGGGATACCGGCATGCGTATGAAGCGCGACTGGAGAGCAGACGAGGAGACCTGGATAATCGAGAGGCATTCCTATGAGACTGAGTTCATGGGGCACATATACTCTGCAGCAATACAATGTTCATGCATCAAACAGGAGATTGAAAACGATGAAGAAACAATGGCAATGTCCTATCTGTGAGATGACAATCACCACGTACATTCAACCCAAGGGTTCCCCGATATGCTTTAACAAGAACAAGCATTCATCCGTAGCTGTAGAAATGGTAAGTAATGAGAAGGAGAAAAAACATGGTCGCTCTCACAGAGACTGACAAAGATCAAGTAGAAAATCTACTTACAGAAATACTTACGCTTGCGTTGTTGGCAGCACCACACATCAGGCCATTGATAACTGACATAGCTATTGGTGTTGCTGATTTATTACCGGAAGATGCTGTCGAACGCAGTAAAGATTACGCACAGTACAGAGCTAAAGAGATGAGTGAAATCTGGTAGACCTACCGCTACCGCTACCACTACCGAAGTAGTCATGTAAGAAACCGCTCTCCCCCGTCGTCGGGGTGGGGTGGGGCGGTATTTGGCGGCGAGTTGCGAGATCGCGACGGCGGTGCTAGCGTGGTTCGTGCGAGGCAGTCCAGCCTCGCCTTTACCAAAGGGAGTTATTTACTATGTCCGATAATTTTTGGGAACGTGATTATGTCATTGAGCACCTTAGGGTTTGCCCTGGTGATTATGAATTCTTAGAGTCATTGAGGACTTTAGGTGATGATGTTCATAGTGACGTTGTTGGTCTCAATGACATTGAGTACAATCTTTACCTTGAGTCTCGTGCCGTTGGTCGTGATCACACTTGGTCACTTCGCTATTGCCTTGACCCTGAGTTGATGTGCCTTGTTTGCGAGAGGCTTCGTGGCTATGAGGAAGTAGAACTTTCTACTTGCTACGAGTGTTCCACTAAAGCGGCTCTTAGGGGCTGATGTTCTAGTTCTCTATCGGGTCTTATCCCCTTTCTATCCCGATAGATGAGAGTCCACTAACACTCTCGGACTACTTGGCTGACATACCCAAGTTGAGTTAGTGAGTATGTCCTTTATTGCTTATACCCCGTGAGTACCTAGGGCTGGTATCCCAATTCCGCACCCTCTGGCTCTAGGTATTCACGGGTTACAAGCATAAAACCCTTGTGACCATTTACCAATAACCAATACAACAAGGGAGAATAAATCAAATGGAAGAAATCACTAATACCTTTACCCCTGTTGACCCTTTGGGTCAATGGGAACAAGCAGACTTTGCCTTAGCCAATGGGCTTGGGAGAGTTCTGTTCTATGGTGCGCCAGGAACTGGTAAGACATTTTACGCAATGAATTACCACCTAAATGGCAAGCCTTCTTACCGTCTCATCTGTAACGACGAGATGACAGAGAGCCACATCCTAGGTATGTGGAAGCCAACACTCAACGACAACGGTCAGTTGACACACAAGTTCCAAGAAGGCGTAGCAGTACAGGCTTGGAGAACTGGTGGTCGCTTGGTCATTGACGAAATCAATCACGCTAATAGCGCTGTGACTAGCGTTCTTATGGCAATGATCGATACGAGCCATAGTTCCTCTTGGCAAAACCCAGAGACTGGTGAGATCATCAAGCCCCATCAGGACTTCTCGGTCGTTGCGACTATGAACGGTGAGCCAGAGGATCTTAGTCGCGCTATCCAAGACCGCTTGGTGGTTCAGTTAGAGATCACTCAGCCACACGCTGATGGTATTGCTTCTTTGCCTGAATACCTACGAGACATTGCGTTCTCGTTCGGTAGTCGTACAGACAGGGATCGTTACTCGTTGCGTAATTTCGTAGAGTTTGCTGAACTTTACGGCAAGACCGACAACCTTCAGCACTCTGCTCAAGTGTGCTTGCCACGTATCCAAGAAACACTTGTGGACACTCTTGCTCTTGCGAAAGTAGGTGCGTAATGACTACCACTCTTGAGTTTGCTAAGAGCATAGAACTGAACCTTCATAACCAACGCAAGTTGGGCTTTGATATGGAACAGGCTTGCCTTTATGGCGTTGACGAGGATGGTCTTATCGTGTTGTTCCAAAAGCACGGAGACATCTACGAACTATTGGACACTACATCAGTAGCCGATTTGCTTACGGTGTACGGTCATATCGCAGTAGCAACTACTGGTTGGGCAGCACCAATTCGTGATGGTGATGAGCCAGATGACATAACACCTTCACAGCACAAGGATCGTAGGCGAGTACGTCTTATCGTTGTTGCTGACAAGGACAGTATGGTTAGTGCGTTGCGCTTTAGCGATAGCCCTGATGAAGTTATTACTGATGAAGGTAGTGCCATTGGCGCATTGGCTGACGCTATCCGCGAAGCAACTAACAAAGCCCCTAGCGTTGAGCCTTGGGACTTCTTGGGTGGTGATGACAATGACAAGTAACCGTCACACACTTGTTCCCGAGGCGTTGCGTCAGAGACCTGATCTACCCCATAACCGATATCAAGCAGGCTCTACGCCTATGGATATCTCTGGGGTGTCAGTCACCTTTGGCTCACCGACTAAGGCTCATACATACTCTGCCCCTACTGGTGAGGGTGATGTAAGTCGTAGGCTTAGGCGCTTTGCCCTAACGCTTACTCGCTTCCAATTACCCAAAACCAAGGCGCTTGCTAAGCGTTGGGGTGTATCCGAAGGGGCGTTAGAGGCTACGACCAACGTCGTTACTTGTAAGGCTTTCACCGAAGCCTTTGGTGATGATCCGACTAAGGACACTATGAACGTAGGTGTCTTAGTCTCGTTGCTCAATGAGCCAAACCCCAAGCCCGAGATGTTTATGAAGGCTTACTCCTTCATAGGTACTGGTGCTTATCAGCAGATACTCAATGGCATTACCAACCCA